ACATCTAGTCCCTCCCCTTTAGAGCTTCAGCACATCGCCAGGATGGCGACAGCCCAGAAGTACCTCGATCTCTTGACCAGCAGCGGCGGAGGCAATCGCCGGACCTGCATAGACGCCAATGGCCTTCGTTCCAGCAGCCTGCACATGATATGTGCCAGCAGCTGGGTTCAAATAAACACTGTCGCCAGGGTTTAAAGCATCGCCAGTCTTGAGGACCAGCTTTGCCACCACACCATAGGATGGGCCGGAAATCTCAGATTCTGCCTGAGATGCGTCCACATCGGTGACATAAGGGCTTGCCAGCTTGCCGCTTACAACGGTCTCGATAGCGATGCCCAGAAAGGTTGCTCCCTCAGCCTCAGCTGCGGGCTTCTTTAAAAGATTTGCTGTGTCATCGAAGACCAGCAGATCGCCCTGGTTAAAGGAGACGGTGGCATTCACCACTTCCTTAGCCGAGGGGAAAATGCTTTTCTCGCTGACAGTTCGCACAATGCGGTTCTTACCTGCCATGACTTATATCCCTAGTTATTGGTTCAAACAATCGGCAAAAGTGACTTTCACTTCGCCACGCTCATGCTTTTCGCTAGAGATCACAAAGGGCAGATCATCGGTCACACTACCTTTGGTTGCCTTGTAGGTCTCCAGAAACAGCTTAAACTTCTCATCGATTTCTTTGGTCGTCTTCGGCGTGCCGAGATGCTCTCGGAACACTCCAGTGACTGACCTGGGCAGACCAGACTCTCTGAGCGTCTGCTCAAGATGGCGCTCCACTGTGATGGATCGCATCTGTTCTCTGAGGGCTGCTACCTCGGCCTTGAGCTTCAGCACCACGGCTGACTCTTTGACCTCGGGCTTTTCTTCTTCAGCCTCAGGCTTCTCCTCATCGCCATTATGATCACCATCGACGATCACATCCACATGCTTGGCATCCTGCTCGCATGCCTCTTTCTTCTCCTCGCCTTCAGATTCTTTCTTCTCAGCCTGCTTGCCGCTCATGTGCTTGGCCAGCTTCATCGCATGCCCTGCGGCCTCCATGGCTTTGTCGGCCTCATAGCCCATTTCTCGATAAGCCTCATAGGCTTCCTTGGCCATCTGCATGACCTCCTCCTCATCCATCATCTCCTCGCCGAGATACTCAGCGATCATCTTACGGATAAGTTCCTTATCCTGCTCCTCATCGGCATGTGCAGCAGGCTCTGCTGGGATCTCCTGCTCCAAAGCCTTAGCCTCAGCTTTCGCCTCAGCCTCAGCCGCACCAGCCGGGTGCCCGGCTTCTTTCTTCTCTGCGTCCAGTTCCTTGTGAGCACCCTCTTGATGCTTCTGCTTCTTTGCCATGACTTTCTCCTTTTCTATCATATCCAGCACTCGCCCTCCGGCTCCAGCCTCAGTCACCAGATCACAGCTTACCGCTTCGCGGATGGCAGAGACCACCTTGACCGACTCGACTCCCTCGACTTGTGCTTGTTTAACTTTCAACATCGACGACTCAGGGAGCTGCATCTCCATGAGCTTTGAGATCGGCATGGGCTCCGCGTCTCCAGACGCATTGATCGACAGGCCGACGAAATCCTTGTCAGGATATTTCTTTGCGTACTCCACCGAGTGGCGCATCAGAGCCCTGGCCCAGCGATAGGGCTCATCGGGGAGGATGACCACATCGGCTTCTAGCATGGCGCGACCATCGTCGGCCTCTACTAGAGCTACGTTCTCGAAGTGCCCGAGCACATCTTTGACTGATCGCTCAGGACGCACAGACTCCTCGACCGAGGTCGGATGATCTGCATAAATCTTTTTGCCCTCAAATACAGGCACGGCAGACTCTAGAGCTGCTCTGCTATAATAGTAGGCATCTTTGAGATTGCCCATGCCCTCCTGGATCAGCACCACGCGAAAGCGTGTATAGCCCACGCCATCATCAGAGGCGGCAGCCTCGGTGAGGCGGGAGCGAAAGGTCATCACAGATTGGCTGGGCTCTATCAGGCGAGCGGCTGACTCCTTCGCCACCACTGCCTCTTTCTTCTTTGCCATCACCTGGCGCATACGCTCGCCCATCGGCCATGCGAGCTTTGCCTGCTCAGCCTCGCTCTCACCCATGTCTCTGAGCGCAGCAGTGTTGCTAGATCCAGCATCTGCTTCCTTTACCACCTTCAGCCCTTGAGACTTAATTAGGTTATAAAGAGTAGAGCCATTGATTTCTGGGTTCTGCACTAGCATCTCGCGCACTGCCTGATCGCCATCGTCTGCCACTGCCGCCACGGCTGGCTGCGGATCCTCTGTGGCAGCTAGCAGCCCGGCTGGACCATAGGATCCTGTGGGCTCGGTTTTGACTTTCATCTTTTTAAAGAACGACAGATCAGTCGTGGGCTTTTTCATTCCCAAATCCTTTTGGCTTATGCCGAAAGCGCACTAAGATATCACACCAGCCGCCACCGAGAGGGATCACCTCGGGCAGCATCTCGAGATCCTCCTCAGAGTATCCCTGAGACCTGGCCACTCGCTCAACCTCTTCTAGCGTATCGCACTTATATCCATCGATCTCGTAGCGATATCCCTTGAGCACCATCTTTAAATTTGAGGTCCCGTTGTCGGCGACATCAAAGAGATTTGTGGTCTGCGCCTGATAGCGCGAGCGATTGCGGACATACTCCTCGTATGTAGGAGCGCCGTACTTTCGCGGATCTTTCGCAATATCCTCAAGCGTTGCGTTAGCAAATAGCTCAGCCATCTGGTTCTTCACTGCATTGCCTCCAGATCCGCTCGCTCCTCACCACTGATCGCAGCCTTTGCCGTCGGCACAGCCGGGGGAGTAGACAGGGGAGCAATCATCTGCGGAGCCTGCTCCTCCTCCTGCTTGATCGCCTGCTCTTCCTTGGTCCAGTTATATTCAGTGATCTGTAGCTCCTGCGCTGCGATCTCTGCTGCCCGACGCTTGGAGATCCACCCCTGAGCCTGAGCCATCGCTAGATCCTTCAGCTTTGCCGATCTATCTTGAGAGACCAGTTCCGGGAAGGTGACTTCGATATGAGCATCCAGGCCGAACCGTTTGAACAATCGCTTAGCCATCTTTTGCAGCATCTGCTCATAGAGAAGCTGGCGCTTTTCAAACATCTTTGTGACGGGCTCCGTGGCCACTAGAGCCGATGCCCTCGTCTGCCCGCCAGAGAGATGGGTGTTCAGATACGAGATCGGGATGCCAGTGCCGGAGGCGATCATGGATAGGCACCAGTCAAAAGCGGTGGTGGTGCCGCCTTTGGCGGCGGAGTTTGATATATAATTGCGCTTCACCTTTGAGCTGTGCACAAACTCAGAGCCAGCGGGAGCGATAGATCCTAGAGCGTTCTGGCTGTCCACATAGCTCTGGATGTCCTCATCAGAGCCGTCTATCTCCGTGTCGATGGCCCAGGCCGCAGCCTTCTGCATGGCGATCACTGAATAGTTCACGCTATCGCGTAGGCGCTTTAGGTATCCCAGCACAGGGAATAGACCAGACCTCCCACGCTTCTCGTTAGAGACGCAGTTGATCTTCCAGTGATCTACCTGCTCCGCAGGGATCTGCTGATAGATGAACTTAGAAGAGGGCACGCTCTGCCCTTTGTCAGATCCGGTATAAATCTGGAACTGGCTCGGAGCTATCCACTGGTAAAAAAGCACTCTCGAAATATCTTCTGGGTATGTGACGATCTCCCAAATGACTGAGGGATCAATCAGCCGCACCCGCGGGATCAGCCCGCGAGGCACTTCCTGGCCAGGCCTGAGATCATAGCCGATCTTAGTCTCGCCATCCGGAAGCTCCCAGATCATGGTCTCGCCATAAATCTCTAGCTCCTTGGCCGCCATGTCCATCATCTCATAGAGGTTGTTCGCCTCCTCGAAAGCCTGCCATAGAGCCATCGCCATCGGATCTTTGCACGTCACCTGCCAGCCACGTCCTAGCGTGAAATCCCGCTTTAGATTCACGATGCACCGTGCAATGGGATCGTGGTTATAGGCATGGAAGGCAGTGTTGTGCATTTTTAAATAGTCGTAGATGTAGAGCTGCTTATAGAACGGACCACCGAGGAGAGGGATGTAGTCATCACCTACTAGGCTTCCGCCATAGCCGGAGTCAGTGAGAAAGGGATCTGAC